CCGCGTGAGGCCGACGGCGGCGGAGCTGCGGCGGATGGCGGCGGCGGCCGAGCAAGCCGAAGCGGAGGCGCTGCTGGAAGGCATTTGCCGCGACGTGGGCGTGGGGCTGCGCGCGCTGCAGGGCCGCGAGCGCACGCCGGAGACGGCCAAGCGCCGGGCCGTGGTGGCGTGGATCTTACGCGAGCGGCTCCACTGGGCGCCGGCCGACGTGGCGCGCGCGCTGCAACGCACGCCGCGGCAGGTGCGCAACATGCTTGCGGCTGAGAGGCGCTGAGAAAAGGCGACTTGTTTCCGCTGAAGGCGGAAACAAGTCAGGCTATGAAGTCGCCGGGCGGGAAACGGCGCGCCGTGCTGAGCGCGTGGACTCGCCCGCACCCGCCGCACCGGCCGCCGAACAACCCGACTTGCCGGGCTTGGCGGAGGCTTTCCGCGCGGTGGGGATCGAGAATCTGCCTATCGGCGTGACGGCACTCTCGCGGCGGGAGCAGCGGTTTTGCCTCGAATACCTGCGCACCGGACTCTGGACCGAGGCGGCGCGAACGGCCGGCTATGCCGACCCGGAAAAAAACGCTGCGAAACTGCGGAAAAATACGGGGATTGCCGCGTTTCTGGCGCAGGCAAGCACGGCGCTGACGGAGGAGACGAAGCAGCTGATCATCCGCGCCGAGGAGCGCAGCCGCGCGCTGCAGCAACTGCTGCGCGACGAGATGGAACGCGCGCCGGAAAAACGGAAGGTGAACCGGATCGCGAAGCTCGCGGCCGCGGCCAACCGCACGGACACGCTGCTCGGTGCGCTGAAAGGCATCGGCAAGGTGTCGAGCGTCGGCGGCGCCATCGACGTGAACCACAATCACACCGGCGAGGTGGCGCTGACGGTGCCGGCCACGGCTCTGCCGGTGCTTGCCGAGATGCGCCAGGACGCGGTGCGCGCGCGCATGGGGGGACCCAACTGATGGACGCCGTGGTGCGGCCGAACGAATTGACGGCGGCGCAAAAGGCGCTGCTGACGTCGCCCTACGGGTTCGGCAAACACTTTCTGGGGCTGCCGCTCGCCGATACAGCGCAGCGCCGCAAAGTGGGCGAGTGCCGCGACGGCGACGCGCTCTACTACGAGATTTACGAGACGGACGCGCAGAAGCGCGTGCTCGACGACCTCGACCAGCACGGCGCCAAGGTGGCGGCGCGCACGGCGAACGGTGCGGGCAAGACGACGATGCTCATCCCCAGCGCGGTGCTCTGGGCGATGACGATGTTTCCGCGGTGCAAGGTCGTCGTGACCTCGGGCGTCGACCGCCAGGTGCGCGAACAGATTTTCCCCGCGCTGCACGCGCACAAGCGCAAGCTCGGCGGCTGGGCGTTTCACGACGCAGCCATCGACGCGCCCAACGGCAGCAAGTGCGTGGGCTTCACGACGCGCGACGGCGGCCACTTTGAAGGCTGGCACGGCAACAAGGTCGAACTCTACGACCTGCTGCGGAACGACGACGGCCCGCTGTTTATCGTCGTCGACGAGGCGAAGTCCGTCATTCCCGCCATTTACGACGCCATCGAGCGGTGCACCTACCAGCGGCTGCTGCTGTGCTCCAGTTGCGGGCCGGCGCAGGGGCGGTTTTTCGATGCGTTTCACAAGGACGCGCGGTTCTACCGCACGCACCGGATCGCAGCGCCGGATTGCCCGCACGCTGACCACGACAAGAACCGCGAGCTGATCCAACGCCGCGGGCTCAACGACCCGCTGGTGCAATCGAAGGTGTTTGCCGAATTCATGGGCGCGGAGGCGGGCGCCGTGGTGCAGCTGGCGTGGCTTGCGCGGTGCACCGAGCACGCCGTGGCGTTCATCGACGGGCTGCCGCGGTATTACTGCGACTTTGCGGCCGGCGGCGACGAAAACGTTTTTGCCGAGGCGCGGGGCAACCGCGTGCGGATCGTGGCGGCGTGGCGCGAGCGCGACACGATGCGGGCCTGCGGCGAATTCATCCGGCTTTTCCGCAGCGTCGGACTCACGATGGAAAGCGCCGCCGAAGCGGTGCGCGGCGACGACGCCGGGCTCGGCCATGTGGTGATCGACCGCCTGCACGAACTCGGCTGGCACATCGGCCGCGACAACGCGGGAGCCGCGGCCGAGCGCAGCGACCTCTACCTGAACCACGGCGCAGAAACATGGAGCGAGGCGGCTATCGAGCTGGAAAAAGGCACGTGGATCGTCGACGCCGACGAGACGCTGCAGGCGCAAATGGTGAGCCGCAAAACGAAGCCGCGGAGCGACGGGCGCATCCAACTCGAAAGCAAGGAGGAGATGCGCAAGCGCGGCATCGGCTCGCCCGACCGGGCGGATGCGGCATTCGGCGCGATGCGCCGGCCGCGCGCGGTGAAGCCGATCCCGTTCGGCGGCGACGGCCGCGACGGCACTCTCATGGAACGACTCATGGAAGAGGCCGGCCTCGGCACGCTGGCAGGAGCACGCTGCGAATGAACCGGACGTTTGCCATCTATCGCGTAAAACCGGGCGTGAGCTTCTGGCTGTTTGGCGTGTGCCGCTCGCTGTTTTGGCACCGGCAACCGCAGGGCTGGCGCCTGGAATATGTGCGCTACGACGGAAGGACCGCCGCATGAGCGCGCCGAAGCACGAGGACATTCAGGCCGCCGTCACCGCGCGCAAGACGTGGGAGGACCGGCAGGCTACGTGGTATCAGATGCGGCATGACGGCCTGCGGCGCCGGAACAAACCGTGGCCGAACGCGGCCGACATGCACTTTGCGCTCGCCGACGACACCATCGAAAAGCTGAAGCCGACGTTTGTGCAGCAAGTTTACGCCACCGACACCGTGGCAAATTTTGCGGCGCTCAAATCCGAGTGGCAGAGCTACCAAGCCGGCGCGGCCCAATGGTTCGATTACCAGCTGAAGCAGGAAAGCAATTTCGAGGAGGAGCTGGAGATCGGCATCGACACGATGCTGGAGCGGGGCAAGTGCCCGGTAAAATGCTTCTGGGACCCGGACGCGCAGCAGCTGCGGTTCGAGGCCATCGACCCCGTTTACCTGATCGTGCCGCCCTGGACCGGCCACCTCTGGACGGCCGACTGGATCGTGCACGTGCAACGCTACAGCAAGCAGGCCTACCGGGCGCTGCCCGGCGGGCCGCACGGTTTCCGCAAGGATGCGCCCACGATGGCGAAACTCTGCGGCGGCGAGGGCGAGGGCGACAGCAGCAGCCTGGAGACGCAGCAGAAGCAGCGCGAAGGCATCACCCGCAGCGCGAACAAGGACGAAATCGTCGTCTGGGAAGTGTATTTCCGCAACCCGGCCCGCGCGTGGCGGATCAAGACCTACTCGCCGGCGGCGCCGAGCATCGAGCTGCGCCCGGAATTTGGCCTGCCCTACAACCGGGGGATTTTCAGCCGGCCGGTGGCGCCGCCGCCGTTTGCGAACTTCCGGTTCGAGGTGAAGCAGCGCGGCTACTTCACGCCGCGCGGCGTGTGCGAGCGCGTCGCGGCCGAGGAGATGGCGCTCTGCAAAGACTGGAACACGATCAAGGACTACCAGACGCTGACCTGCTCGCCGGTCTTCTACGCCGAGCAGGGCGTGCCGAGCGGGCAGAACCTGCGGATGATTCCGGGGCAAATCCTGCCGTTCAAACTCGCTGCGGTGCAGTTTCCGCAAATCCCGGTCGACCTCGCGCTGCAGATGCAAGGCACGCAGCGCATGGCGCAGGAGCGGCTCGGCACGCCGAGCGTGGGCACGGGCCGCGCCGTCGACCCGACGAAAAACAAGACCGCGGCCGAGACGAATCTGATCGCGACGATCATGAGCGCGACGGGCGACGTGCGCTCGCGGGCCTTTCGCCGGCAGCTCGGCGAGTTACTGCAGCTCGGCTGGGGTATCGCGATCCAATACCGCGCGGAGGAACTCGACTACTACGTGCAGGACGAGTTGCAGCAGATCGACCGCGCGGCCTTTGACGGCAAATACCGGATCGAGGCGAGCGGCAGCGGCGACAACTCCAACCGTGGCCTGATGCTGCAAAAGGCCGTCTCGCGGAAGCAGATGTTCACGGGCAACCCGAACATCAACCAGCGCGAGCTCGACCGCAGCGTGCTGGAGGCCGACGACCCGCGGCTCGTGAAACGGCTGCTGCTCGACGAAGGCACGCAGCAGGCCGAGCAGATCGAGGACCAAGCGCAGGAAATCACGATCATGCTCGAGGGCTTCCCCGCCCAGGTGCGGCCGAGCGACGACGACGCAAGCCACCTGCAGAGCACGGTGGGCTTCGTGCAACGCCGCGCGACCGTGGGGCCGATGCTGACGGCGGAACAGCTGCGCGTGATCGCGCAGCACGCCGAGCAGCACATGGCCGCGCTGAAAAAGAAAAACCCCGCGGCGTGGGCGCAGCGCGGGCCGCCATTGCAGCAATGGCTGCGCGAAGTGCAGCAGCAGGCGCAGGCGCTGCAACAGCAGCAAGCCGCGATGGCGGGCAACGTCGTGGCGATGCCGGGCGCCATGCCCGACCCGATGATGGCAGGAGGCATGCCGTGATTGCCACGACCAAACGCATGCTGCGGCGGCTCGTGCTGAGCCGCGACGAGCAAGAGCTGCTCGCGGATGCGCCGCGCGCCGTGTTTCGCGCCCGGCTCCTGCGGAAACTGCTCCGCTGGGACCAGCTCGCGCTCGTCGACGCGCTCGACGACCCGGACCGCTGGATGCCCGACGAGCCGCTGACGCAGGCCGAGGCCGAAGCGTGGGGCGCCGCCCTGCTCTCCCCGGTGGGCCGCAAGATCGACATCGCGATGAGCAACCTCGGCCAACAGGAGGCGCAGCGCGCCTGCCACACGCCGACGGCCGAGACCATCCGCCAGACCGGCTACGCCGCGGGATTTCGCGCCGCATGGCTCCTGGCAAAATCACTTTCCACGATGGCCGGCGCGCAGCCCGGCAAATCCGAGGAGGGCACGACCACGGGCGACGCCACCCTCGACCACCTGAACCCGTGACCGCACGACCATGACTACCCTGACCGAGACCGCCGAGACCGCCCCCCAGCCCGCCACTGCCGAGCCCGACATGATGCAAATCGCGTTGGCCGCCGATGCCGAGCCTGCGGCCGCACCGGCCGAGCCTGCCGCAACGACCGCTCCCGATACCGCAGACACCGCGACGCCCGGCGAACAGGGCAAACCCGCCACGCCGGCCGAAGCCGGCAAGCCCGGCGAACAGGGCAAGGAGAGCGAGTTTCTCAAAGCCAAGCGCGACCAGGAGCGGAAAAACCGCTCGTGGCAGGCGCTGGAGCAAGAGAAGCAGGAATACCGCGCCAAGGAAGCGGCCCGGCAGACGGAGATCGAGACGCTGCGGCGCGAGATTGCGGAGCTGAAAAAACGCAACCCCGCCGCGACGCCCGGCACCGATCGCCACGGCCTCGCCGCCAGCGACTACGATGTGCTCGCCAAACGCTACCGCGAACAAGGCAACGACGAAATGGCCGCCGCCGCCGCCCAAAAGGCCGACGACCTGCGCAAGCAGGCCAGCAGCCCCGAGGCGCCGACCGGCGAACCGTGGAAGGCGCCCGAGTTTCAGCAGGCTTGGCAGCAACACACGCAGACGCTGATCGCCCAAAACCCCGCGCTCGCCGATCCGGCGAATCCGCTCGTCGCCTCGACCAACGCGCTCGTCAACCATCCCGTTTACGGCCGCTTTTTCAAAGCCGCGCCCGACGGGATCAAGGCAGCGTATGAAGTCGCGACGATGATGCAGGCCGCGCACGCCGCGCAGGAAACCCGCCAGCAGCTCGACTCTGCGCAGGCGGAGCTGAAGAAAACCAAGGCGGAAGTCGACCGCCTCACCGGCCTGCTGCAACCGCGCGGCAGCCACCCCAACGGACCCGCACCGGGCAAATCCGCGGGGGACATTTCCGACGACGACGTGCGAGCCATCGCCGCCGCCGCGGATCGCGGAGAACTGAACCAGTAACCACGCGCGGCAACGCCGCGCTCCCGACCATTCCCATGAAATCGTTTCTCGTTTCGACTCCCTTCGCGCGTGCGGCTCTCGCCGTGGCGCTTTTGTTTGCGCTTTTCTCCTCGTGGCAGCTCGGCGCCGCCGTGCTGCTCGCCGCCGGCACCGCGAGCCACCTCGCGGCGCAGTGGGATGCGCGCCACCTGCTCGGCGTCATCAACACGTCGGCCGTGTCGAACACCATCCAGCCGCACTACTCGAAAAAGCTGCTCGGCCGCGCCGTGCAGATGACGCGGCTGCTCGATTTTGCGCAGCTTGAAGCGATCGAGCCGGGCACCGGCGCGACGAGCGTGAGGTTTTACCGCCCGCCGCAAGCTGACCTTACGGCCACCGGCGCGCCGGCGGCGCTCACGGAAAACACGGCGCCGACCGACTTCCGCGACATCAGTTACACGGCCGTCGATGTGAGTCTCGGCCAGCGCGGGCAGGTCGCAAAGGTCAGCGACATCGCGAACACCGTCGGCCTCGTGAAGTATCTCGACACGACCATCGACCTGTTCGGCGACGAGTTCGCCCTGGACGTCGATACCATCATCCGCGACAAGCTCGTGCACGCCAGCACCGGGTTTACGAAGCGCTACGCGCAGGGCCTCGCCAATTTCGCGGCCATTTCGCCCGCCACGCTCGCCAACTCCGTGCTCATCCCGCGGGACTTTCTCGACGCGATGACGCGCCTGAAGCTCAACCGCGCGCCGATGATCAACGGCCACTATGTCGCCATCGTGCCGCCGCAGGGCACGCGCGACATCATGAACAACTCGGAATTCCGCGAGGTGGTGCGCCAGAACTACGCCGACAAAATCTTCAAGGGCGAGATCGGCGACTACTACGGCCTGCGCATCATCGAAGGCACCAACCCGTTCACGGAAGACGAAACCGAGGGCACGCTCGCGACGACCTTCAGCGCGGCCGACACCAACACGACGGGCTTCGTCTACTCGACGATCATCACCGGCAAGGGCGGCTACGGCGCCGTGGACATGAAGAAACTCGGCGGCGTGTCGAAGAAGCCGCAGATCATCGTCGTGGACAAGCCGGACAGCGGCAACCCGCTGAACCAATTCGTGATCGTGGGCTGGAAAGCCTACTGGGCGAGCGTCGTCCTGAACACCTCGTGGGGCATCACGCTCCGCCACAAGACGCAGTTTGCCTGAGCGTAATTTGCCGCCGGTGCCGCGAGGTGCCGGCGGCACTGAGGTCTGAACGCCTCGGGGCGGTGCAGTTAGGGGTAGCTGCACCGCCCCAACCTTCGGAACCCCGCAACCCGTTTTTCCTTTCCATGCGCCTCATCGACTTTCACGCCAATCCCAACCCGGCCGCCGCCCATGAGGGGCCGCTCACTGTCAGCACCACGGCGGTGACGCTGCTCAGCCTGCTGACCGGCAGCGCGCTCGCAGCAAACACAGTCTATGTGCGCGTGAGCGTCGAAGCGGCCGACGTGCGCTACACGGTGCAGGGCACCACACCGACGAGCACGCTCGGCCGCCGGTTGACGGCCGACTCGAGTGTGCTGCTCAGCCGCCACGAGGCCGACCTGTGCAAACTGATCCGCGCCGCCGGCACGGATGCGACGATCCAGGTGCAGCAATACATCGCCTAACCCATCCCGACCATGTTTGACGACATCATGCCGCCGGTGATGACCGGCGCGACCGCGGGCACCGCCGGCGCCAAGGGCCTCGTGCCGGTGCCGGCCGCAGGCGACGAGGACAAGATGCTGCACGGCGACGGCACGTTTCGCGCGAGCAGCAATGCCAGCGCCGCGACCAATGCCGACGTGATCGCCGGCACCAGCACGACCACGTTTGTGACGCCCGCCGGCAACGCCTACGCCCTCGCCGCCCGCACCAACGCCCTCGCTCCTCGCGGCGGCGTGGCGTTCGACGGCACGGCGAGCAGCCGGGTTTACTCGACGCTGACCAATCAGAACCTCGCGACCGATGCCGCCTCCGTGGAACTCGGCTTCAGCGTGCCGGCGACGAACCCCTCGGCTGTTCGCGGGCTGTGGTCGCTTGCATCGTCGGCGACCGATGGCGTGCAAGCCAACGCGGTAGCGTGCTGGATTTCGACCAGCAATGCGCTCGTTGCCCGCATCTACGGCGCCGCGACCACCGACTATAACGAAATCTCCCTGTCGTTGACCCCGTGGACCGGCAAAGAAGTGCGGATGTGCCTCACGCGCACCGGCACGACCGTAGTCCTCTATATCAACGGCGTTGCGCAAACGGTCTCGACCTCCTCCGGCGGCACTCCGCCCACGTGGGCCGGCAGCATCACGAGCACGTATTTCAACGCCGGTTTTCTGGCGAGTGCCACGCCGTTTGTCGGGCAGCTTCGCGGGGCCACCCTCTACAACCTCGCCCTGAGCGCCGCCGACGTGCTCGAAATCAACGAACTCGGCGGCGCGGTGCCGGAGCGGTTTAAGTTCGGGAGTCAGGTGGCCATCAACACAGGTGTTTGGTCAACGAGCGGCAGTCCTACGGTCGCCACCAACACCGCCGCCTCAATCGATTTTACGCGCGGCGCTTCGACCGGCTATTTCCGTTCGACCGAGCAAACAGGCGTCAAGTTGGGCACCTACTACCGAGCGCGCGGGACTACGACCACCAACACGACAGGGAATCTTATTCACCTCTCGCGGCAAATTGGCGGAGCCGACAGCAGTCTGGTTTCCGTTTCTGGCGCTGCTTCGGGCACGCCGGGACTCTATTACGCCTCTCTAGCCGGAACGGGCGCATGGGAACTCGTCTTTACGCGTCAAGGCGGAACCTCGCCAGCCGCCACGGCGCTAGAAATTCAGATTCAAACCGCGGCCGGTCAGCTTGCAGCGAACTCAATTTCATTCGTGCAGCTCGGCGCCGTGGTCCACCTCCCGCTCGACGACGGCATTGGCTACCAGCTCCACGACCAGAGCACCAACAAGCTCGACGCCGTGATGACCACTACGGGCGTGAGCCACATCGCGCCGCGGCGGGAGGCGTGGATTCGTGCTACGACGAACACGAGCGGCAACCAGCAACTGTTCGGGGCGAGCCTCATCGGTTCGCCGTCGCAATATTGGCGTATCCGTTCGTGGACGATCATGAGCAGCGGAACGCCCACGGTCTCGCTCGGGAATGCCAGCGGCGGCGCTCAGTATGCTTCGGGCGTGGCACTTGTCGCCAGCCCGACGCAGAACGAAATCACACTGCTCACGCGCACGCCGCTGACGCAGGCGCTTTGGTGCAACAGCAACTCCACCGCGACCCTTGAGCATTACGTGGTGCTCGAACTCATCAACTAACATGCCCGAAGAACTCGAAAACCAAGGCCTTGAACTGCCGCCCGCCTTCGTGGAATACGACGTGCCCGGCGTCGGCACCGTGATCGCGCCAGAAGGCGAGCCCGGCTACCGCGTGCGCCTGCCGAGCGGCGCCGTGACCGCCTTCCCCGCGCACTCCGGCGAGCCCTCTGAAGCCAACGCCGCGGCCGACATCGCGCACGCGCTCGCCAATCCGCCGCCCGCGCCCGTGCCCCAATCCATCAGCCGCAGCGAGTTCGTCATCGCCGTGCGCCGCGTGCTCGGCCTCGTCGAGGGCGACATCTTCGCCCTCATCAGCCAGCTCCCGGCCGGCGAGACGCAGGAAACCGCCCGCGACCTCTGGGAGAACGCCCGCGAGTTCCGCCGCGACAACTCGTTCCTCGCCGCCCTGGCCCAGCTCAACGGCAACACGTCGGAAGAAATCGACGAGGTGTTCCGCGTCGGCGCGGCGCTGAACCTTGATTGAGCCATGAGCCGCTTCCTGCAATTGCTCGCCGTCGCCCTCGCCGTCGCGTTGCTGCTGGTCCTCGCCGGCTGCGCGACCGGCGCCGGGCAAGGCTCGCGCCTGCTGCCGTGGAATTGGTTTTCGCCCGATGCGAATGCGCGCGCCGCCAAAGCGGACGCAAACCTCGACCGGCGGCAAGCCGATGCCGTGCACGCGGCGCACCGCGAAGTCGCCAAGGCGCAGCTCGTGCTCCGGGCGGCGCCGGTCTCGGCGGAGCGCGAGCTCGCGCTGCGTTTTTTGGGCAACGGGCTCGGGCTGCTCGACCAGGTGCGGCCGCTCGCCGCGACCGAAGCAGCCGACGACCGCGCGCTCGTCGCGGATTTTCTCAGCGGCTTGCCGGAGCGCATGGCCGCAGCGGAGAAGCGGCAGGCAGAGGCCGAGGGCGCGGCGGCCAAGCTCTCGCGCGACCTCGCCGCGGCGCAGGCGCTGATCGACGAAGCCAACCGCAAACTGGCGGAGGCCAACCGGACCAACGCCGAGGGCGCCGCCAAATACCGGCGGCTGTGGTTCTGGATTTACGCGATCGCGGGCGGCTGGCTCGCGCTGCAATTGCTCGCCGGCGCGGCGCGGTTTTACCCCGGTCTGGCGCCGGTCGCAGCCATCGCCGGCCGCCTGAGTGCGCCGGTGGTGCAAGCCGCGTATGAACGCGCCACGGTCGCCGTGGGCCGCGCGCTTGCCACGGTGGAAAAAGCGAGCGATGCGGCCGGCCAACTGGTGCGCGCCCAGCTCGACGCCGAGACCGATGCGGCCGAGCAAACCATGATCCGCCGCCACTACCAAGCCGCACGCCCATGAGCACGCCCGCCGACACCCAGCCATCGTTCCGCCTTTCGCCGCAGATGAATGCGAAGCTGCCGCTCAGCCTGCTGTGGGCGATCATGCTCACGTGCTGCGTCGTCGGCGGCTACGTCTACACGCTGCGCACGGAGGTGACGCGGCACACCGCCGAGATCAAGGCCCTGCAGGATGAGGCGAAGGCGTCCCACGAGCTGCTGGTGCGCATCGACGAAAATGTGAAGACCCTCAAGGAAAGGCGCGCGCTGTGAAGCGGGATGTGAATTACCGCAGCATCGCGGACCAGCAGGGCTACACGCTGGCCGACGAGGTGATCGACCCCCGCGCCGACGGCCTCTCGCCGGCGCAGTTCGACGACCTGCTGAAACTCTCGCACGCGCGCGATGTGCTCGTGCAGCGCTGCACGATCCGCGGCGGCGGCGAGCAACGGGAGAACGCCGTCGACCTGAACCGCAACTGCCGCAACATCGTGCTCGCCGACTGCGTGCTCGAGGCCGGCCGGCAAAACGCGCTGACGATCAAGGGCGGCTGCGAACTTGTGACCGTGGCCCGCGTGACAATCGAGGGTGCCGGCGGCAATTGCGACATCGAGCTCGGCAACTGGAGCGACCAAAGCACGGCGCCCGTGCGCGGCGTGCGGCTGCTCGACGTGCGAAGGAGCGACGGGCGGCCCGTGCGCCTGCGCGTGGGCCGCGCCGAAATGCCGCGCATCGAGGGCGGCAACGTGCGGCTCGACCGGCTCGGCAGCCTGCGCCTCAAAACGTATTGGTGGGGCAAATACATCGCCCGGAACCTTTTCCCATGATCACACCCGACAAACCCGAACCCGGCGCCACGCCGGCCGCCGCCGAACTCTCCGTGCCGCTCGCGGCGCTCGCCATCGACGGCACCGCGCCCGCGGCCGGCGACGAAACCGAAGTGCCGGCCCGCCTCACACTGACGCGGATCGACGGCGACCGCGCCGTGTTCACCGTCGCCGCCGTGAACGGCGAGCCGGTGACCGCGGCCAAGGCCGCGCCGGCGCCCGACGACATGCTCGCGATGGCCGAGGAGGCCGACGCCGAGATGGAGGAATAATGCCCGTCTACGAATACACGAACGCCGACGGCACGCAGACCGTGCTCCTGCGCCGCCCCGTGGACCAGCGCGACGCGCCGGTGCTGCACGCCGGCGTGCGCCTGCGGCGCCGCGCCATCCCCACCCGCCTCACCGTGGGCACCGGCGCCAAGCCCGAAAGCATGGGCTCGCGCCTCGCCCGCGGCTACAAGGCGCTGGAGGCGCAGGGCGGGTTCGACGACCGCCACCCGAATTACCTGCCGGAAAAAACCATCAAGCGCGTGCTCGCCGAGCCCGATCCGGCGGAGCCCATCACACCATGACTGCCGCCGTTTCCTTCACCCGCCCGACCTTTACCGACAACGACACGCTGACGGCCGCGCAATTCAACGACGTCACGGCGGCAAGCGCCACCGTGCCCGATGCCGAGGCCGGCAGCGAGGGTGTGATCCGCCTGGCGGGCGCACTTGGCGGCACGGCGGCCGCGCCGACGCTGGCCACCGGCGCGGTCGCCACCGCTGCCGTGCTCGCGGACAGCGTGGTGACGAATACCAAAACCACGCTGACTACCTTCAGCGCGACCTGGACCCAAGACCACATCCGCCCGGCCGATGCCGCGACGAAGACGGTGCTTTCCACGACGCTGACGGCCGTGCCGGCCGGCGCGGTGTTCGGCATTCTGCGCTACAAGGCGCGCGTCGACATCAACGCGGGCAGCTTTCCCCTGCAGCACAAAATGGAGGTGTTTTTCGACGGCGTGACGGTCGACAACATCACCTCAGACCTCGGCGGCACCACCGGCACGGGCCTGAATGTCGAAACCGAGGGGCACGTGCACTTCGCCTTTATCGGCACGTGGGCCGGCGGCGATTTGCCGCTCACGCTTGAATCCACGCTCAGTGACAGCAACTGGAGCCTCGCCCTCGGCTCCGGCAAAATCCTGCTGCTGACCGGAATCTGACGCCATGACCCGCACCGAGACCATCAGCTACTGCACGGGCAAACTCGGCATCGCCGACGCGACCGCGACGGCCAAGGCCGGCGAGTTCTACGATGCCCGCTGGTCCATGCTCTGGAACGAAGAGGACTGGCGGCAGACGCGCTACCAGGAGACGGTCGCCGTGACGGCCGGCACGCAGGACATCACCCTCGGCGCCAACTGCGAGTTTGTGAAGGCCTGCCGCTGGGCCGGCACGCACGAGCTGCTGCCCATCAGCGACGTGGCGGCCCTCGCGACCAATCCCGCGGGCTACGACACCAGCGGCCCGGTGCTCGGCTTTGTGCCGCTCGGCAAAACCAGCGCGGGGCTTGTGCAAATCCGCCTCATGCAGATTCCGGCCGAGGCCAAGAACCTGCTCGTGATCGGCAAGCGCAAGGTGCTCGCGCTCGCGGGCAGCGATACGCCCCCGATTCCCGGCGCCGACCAGGTGCTGAACGAATGGGTGATGGGCGACCTCTACGAATGGCTGCGGCAGATGACCAAGGCGCAGTATTTCTTCCAGAAAGGCGGCATCCTGCTGCAGAAGATGAAAGACATCGAGACGCAGCAGGCCGCGGAAATCCGGCGCATCATCCCGCTGGAGCAGCAACTCGACGGGCACCTTGGCGGCGATTCGTTCAACCCCCTCTCGAGCTGACCCGGCCTATGCCGCTGGTAATCTTCAACGACGCGATCGACGACGTGCCCGACAAGGCCGAGGCCGACGGCTTCACGGGCTTCGACGGCACGACGGACGCCGCCAAGCTGGCGCCCGACATCGTGCGCGACGGAGAAAACCTCTGGGCCGACGTCGACCTGCTCCTGCAAACGCGGCCCGGCCTCGCTTTCAACACGCTGCTGACGCGCGCGGCCCTCGGCGGCGGCTCGCAGCAGCCGCGGGGGATGGCCTACTACGACATTCCGGGCAAGGAGGCCGTGCTCGTGAGCGGCGACGGCAAGCTCTACGAAATCACCGACGACGCCGACAACGCCACGAGCAACGTGCTGACGCCCACGCCGAGCGCGACCGCGACGGCCTATTTTGCGCAGCTGGTCGATCACATGTTTTACAGCGACGGCACGCTGCGCTGGAGCCTCTACAGCGGCGGCGCGTGGTCGCACGGCAGCGTGACGACGTTCAGCAGCGGCGCGGCGATGCCGACCTGGAGCGTCATCTGCGCGCACGGGCTGCGGCTGCTCGCCGTCGACCCCGCCACCGGCAAGATTTACGCGAGCGCCATCGGCCAGGCCAACGCCGCGGCCGACTGGGTCTCGACGGAAAACATCCGGGTAAACGCCGAGGGCGACCTGCCGCGCGCGATGCTCAGCGGCCAGAGCGGCAACCTCATCGTCATTTGCGAGCGCAGCGCGTGGATGGTCGACACGGCCGACGCCAGCGCGGCCAACTGGACGATCCGCCGCATCACCACGCTGGCCGGCACAGCGGCCGGCCGCACGGCGGTGCAGGTGGGGCAAGACGTGCTGTTTCTCGCCGACCCACGGCTGGGCGTCGTGAGCCTCGGCGCGCTCGCCGCCACCGACAGCATCAGCGCGCAGACCACGCTGAGCGCCCCGGTGCAAAGCTACCTGCGCCGGATCAATGCCGCGGCACTCGAGACCGCGTGGGCGGTGATGTGGGGCGACCTCTACCTGCTCGCCGTGCCGCTCGACAGCGCCACGGTGCCGAATTATTTCCTGCCGTTCAACACGCGCACGCGCCGCTGGGCTCCGCCCTGGACGGCCACGCTGCCGACGCTGACCGTCAGCGCGACCGACCTCGCGTTTGCCGGCTTCGTGTGCGGCGCGACGGCCAACTTCGGCGGCACCGCCGAAACGCTCCTGTGCGACAACACCGGCCGCGTGCTGCGGTGGGACGACACAACCGAAAAAGATGCGAGCGCCGCCGCGACCGAACAGGAGATCGTGAGCTGGGCCACGACGAAGAGTTTCACGCACGAGGTGGCCGGCCACTACAAGCAGCCGATGCTGCTTGAACTCGAATGGTTCAACTCCACCGGGCAGGAGGTGCAGGTCAACCTCGTGCGCGACGGCCTGCAGGCCTACCCCGACGAGGCGCTCGTCGACTGCGAAATCGTGGCGAGCGGACTGGCGACCGCCTCCGTGCAAAGTTTCCCGCTCCACTTCCCCCTCGAGTTTCTGCCCAACGAATCCTACACGCGCACCTTTGCGATCCGCGGTTTCGGCCGCTACCGGCGCGCGGCCGTGCAGATCGTGGCGGGCAAAAAGCGCATGCGCCTGCGGGCCGTGCGCCTCTCGAGCTTTATCGACGCGCCGCCGCTCTCGTGACCATGCACGCCGCCCCGAGCATTCTCAGCGTGTGCGCGTTTCTGAAACGCCGCGCGCCCGGCTACCGGCACGCGAAGCGCGGGCCGCTCCTGGAGTTTGTGGGTTGGTATTGGCGAGATGCGCGGATCGGCATCGTGCGCGAGCACGGGCGCATCGTGGCCGTGGCGCTCGCGCGCTGCGTGCACGATGTGAAGGAAGGCGACGACCCGTTTCGCCACGACGAGGCGGCGCCCATCGTGTGGGTCGACGACATCGTGAGCCGCCACCCGCAGGGCATCGGGCTCCTTTTGCAACAGGTGCGGCAGCGCTTCGGACCACGCGAAGCGTTTGCCGGCCGCGTCTTCAATCGCGACGGCGAGCTGCGCATGCTGCCATTCCGCATCGTGGACAAAATCACAACCGGAGACTTGCACCATGGGCCAACCCAACATTCCCGCCGCCCCGCCGCCGCCTGATTACGCCGCGGCGACCCGCGAAGGCATTTACACCGACATCGACACGCTGCCGATTCGGAACCAGATCAACCAGGCGGCGCAGCTCGGGCAGCGCATCGAGTATCAGGACCCGGTGACGGGCCAGACGCGCGTCGCCGACTTCACCGGCATGGGCAACGCCGCCGCCGCCCAGCAGGCCGCGCAGATCCTCAGCGAGACCAACGCCGCCATGCAGCGGCAACAGCTCGCGCTGCGCGAGGAACTCGGCGTGCGCAACGCCGAGCAGACGAGCGCCGAAATCCGCGCCGCCGATCCGCTCGCCGCCGAGACGCGCGACGCGCTGACCGGCCGCGTGCTCGGCGACCTCAACGCCGGCAACAGCGCACTTGGCACCGATACGAGCGCCGCCGACAGCGCGGGCCGCGTGCGGACGCTGACAAACCAATTCGGCACCGCCGCCGCCGCCGACACGCGCCTCGCCGACCTCTACGGCCAAGCCCGGCAGATGGGCCTCAACATCAACGATGCCGGCACGGCCGACATGCTCCGCGGGCTTATGGGCGCCACCGCCGCCAACAGCGGCGGCGCCACCCTCGGCGCGCTCGCCGGCCAAGCGGCGCAGACCGGCACCGGGGCGCTCGGCGCGCTCGCCGGCCAAGCGCGCAACGACGGCACGGCCGCGCTCGGCGCCCTCGCGG